CGAGTGACCAGCACAAGCGGGCCAAGCCCTGACACTCGCGCCGTAACGGTACAAGCCCCGGGGTGGTTCTCAATTTTCGGGAACTCCCGGGGACCGGCGCGGGGTCCACAACGCGAAAACACGCAAATTTGCGTCCATTTTGAAACGGGTGACCCATGGCGGTGACGACGGCCGATCTGAAGGCGCACAGCAACATCTCCGGAACGGGTGATGACGCTCTGCTGACCCGCTACATCGCGGCCGCAAAGGCTCGTATCGAGGCGTCGCTGGGCTTCAAGATCGACGATGCCGAGCGGTTTCCAACCGGGACGCCCGACGATCTTGAACTCGCCGTGTTGATGCTGGCGGCGCACTACTTCGAAAACCGGGAGGCAAGCCTTGTGAACGTCACGGCGCAAATCCTGCCGCTCGGCGTTACCGATGTCATCGCGGACTATCGAAACTACACCTTTGGGCTGGTGGACGATGGCGAATGACGGCGGCCTTCGATCCTTTCAGCGCCGGATGGTGGCGATACCCGAGGAAGTGCGGGCCGCTCTGAAGCCGACGCTGCTCAAATCGGGCGAGGAATTGAAGGCGACCATGCGGCATCTCGCCGAGCACAGCCGGGACACCGGTGCGCTGATCGACAGCATCACGGTGACCGGCCCCGGAGAGACAACACCGCCGTACAGCCAGCCGGGCGGATCGAAGGTGGTGCCCGAGAACGCCGTGGCCGTCACGGTCGGCAACAGCGACGTTCGATACGCGCATCTTGTCGAGTACGGCACCACGAAAACGCAGGCGCAGCCGTTCTTCTGGCCTGCATTCCGGCTCCATCGCACCAAGATCACCCGGCGGATCAAGCGAGCCATCAGCAAAGCGGTGAAGGATTCGAAGAAATGAGCGCGGTTCTGGCAGTGCAAAAGGCGATCAGGGCGCGTCTGGTAACGACGTCGGCGGTGACGGCGCTGGTCCCGGCCGCCAACATTCGCGACAGCAACGCTCGCCCGGATATCGATCCCTGCATCATCCTGGGCGACGATGAGATGGTCGACGAAGGCGACAGCATCGACCGCAACACGGCGCGCGTCCACTCCACTCTGCACATCTGGAAAAAGGAAGCGGACACGCTCGGCGCCAAGGCCATTGCCGGCGCGGTTTGGAAAACAATCAAAGCCTCGCGGCTGGTGCTGGATGTCGGGTTTCACTGCGGCGACTGCCGCGTCTCGGATGTCCGGTTTCTTCGTGACCCTGATGGCGTCACCACTCACGGCGTCCTGACCGTCGAAACTCTGGTGCGGGAGATCGCCTGAATGCGCGCCGGCAAACTCGACAAGACAATCAAGGTCCAAGCCTTCACCGAAACCGTGAACGAATACGGCGGCGTGACCGAGACGTGGACGGACTTCGCGACGGTGCGGGCTCAGGTTGTTCAGGCCAGCACCGAGGAATTCCTGCGCAGCTATGGCGAGGCCGACACCACGGCGATCATCTTCCGCATTCGCTGGCTGGACGGCGTCACCACCGATCACCGCATCGTCTATGACGGCAAGAACCTCAACATCCGCGAACTGAAAGAGATCGGACGCCGGAAGGGTCTGGAGCTTCGCTGCGAACAGGTGCGCGGATGAGCACGCGCGGCAGAAAGGCGACATTGAAGGCGATCGATGGCGGGCTCAAGGGCGTTCCGCCGTGCCCGGAGATTTGTTCAACACTCGCGGATGAGTGGACAGCCATCGCTGCTGACATGGTGGATCGCGGCATTCTCACCACCGCGGCGCTTGGCCTGCTGGAAACCTATCTCATTGCCCGCTGGACGGCCCAGGAAGCGCAGAGAGCGGTTGCCGAGCACGGGATGCTGACGAAGACGGCGCATCAGATGCTCAAACCAAACCCCGCCTGTGGCGTCCTCAGCAAGGCGCTGGAGGCCGTTGCGCGGCTCGGTGCTGAACTCGGCATCTCGCCGGCCGCGCGATCCAAGGGCCAATTCCAGCCGAAGGGAGGCAAAGCCAATGAAGGCGCGCCGGCCGGACTGGTTGTTTGACGGCAGCGAGATCGAAGACCCGTTCGGATACGGTGAGCGGGCCGTCGATTTCCTGAAGCGGCTCAAGCATCCCAAGAGCGAAAGCGGCGACTTCGAACTGCCGTTCTTCTGGGAGCGCATCATCCGTCGCATCTATGGGCCGGCCTATCCTGATGGCCGCCGACAGGTTCGAACCGCCTTCGTGATGCTGCCACGCGGCGCGCGCAAGACCACCATCGGTGCCGGTCTTTCGTTGCTTCATACGGTCGGATGGGAGCGCAAGCCGAACGGCCAGGCCATGGTGGCAGCATCGGCCGAGGAAGACGCCGTGATCGCCTTCGATGAAGCCATGGGCATCGTCAAATCAACGCCGTGGCTGAGCGACGCGATCAAGCCAACTGAGAGTCTGTTTTTCCTCGAGCACAAGCTATCCGGCGCGAGGTTTCGCGCCCTCGCATCTGCCGGCAAGGGCAAGCTGGGCAAGACGCCGCACTTCGTCCTCGCTGATGAGTTGATCGCATGGGAGGGAGCGAACGCGCGCAAGATGTGGTCCGCGCTGCGCACCGGCTTGAACAAGATCCCCGGAACGCTGCTGCTGATCATCACCCAGGCGGGCCGCGGTCAGGAAAATCTCGCGTTCGACCTGCTGAAGTACGCGCGACGGGTGCAATCCGGCGAAGTCGAGGATCCCGGGTTTCTGCCGGTGCTGTTTGAAACCGATGCTGATGCCGATTGGCGTGACGAAAGGCTGTGGCACTTCGTCAACCCGGGTCTTGCTGATGGCTTCCCGGATATCGAAGGAATGCGTCAGTACGCGCGAGAGGCCAACGAGCGCCCGACTGAGCGAGACAACTTTCGCCAGTTTCATCTGAACTGCTGGCTGGACTATAGCGCCAGCCCCTTCGTCGAAATGCCGGTCTATGACGAGGGCAAAGCAGAGGTTGATTTGCAGGACAAGGAAGCCTCGCAGGAGCCGTGCTGGCTCGGCGTGGACCTGTCCAGCAACACCGATTTAACCGCGGTGGTGGCGTGCTGGGGCGATCCTGAAGGCGGTTACGACGTCTATCCGTGGTTCTTCTGCCCCGAGGATAATCTGCAACGTCGCGCTGATCGCGATGATGTCCCATATCCGCTATGGGCCGAGCAGGAACTGATCGCGCCGACGCCGGGCAACGTGGTCGACTTTGTCGAGGTCGAGAAACACATTCGCGAACTATGCGCGCGGTTCAATGTGCAGGAGATCGCGTTCGATCCTCACCTCGCGCGGGTCATGATGCAGAACCTTGTCGAGGATGGCTTCCCCGCGGTCGAGATGAGGCAAGGCTGGGTAACGATGGCCCCGGCGGTCAAGGAATTGGAGCGAGCCATTGTCGGTCGGAAATTCCGTCACGGCGGGCATCCGATTCTGCGCTGGCACTTCGACAATATCGCTGTGGATACGGACAAAGCCGGCAATCGGTCATTTCACAAAGGCAAGTCGAAAGACCGCATCGACGGCGCTGTGGCGTGCGCCATGGCGGTCGGTCGGTGCGCCGAGGGTAACAGCAATCGCTCCAGCTATGACGACGCGCCTGATGACGTCGCCACGTGGGCATTCATTTAGGAGATGATCAATGGCAGATGATGCAGGCGAACGCCTTGTCGTGATGCTTGAGGCTCGGATCACCGAGTTCGAGAAGCGCATGAAGCAGGCCGAGCGCACCGGTACCCGAAGCTATACGCAGCTTGCGGCCGGATCGTCGCGCGCCACCCGTAACATGGAGCGCGATATGCTGCGCTCCACCGCCACGATCAATCGATCGCTGGCACAGACCAGCACGCAAATCGGCAGTTTTGCAAAGGCATTCGCGGTCGGCATCGCCGGCAGCGCCGCATTCAAGGCATTCTCCAGCGCGTCTCAGCAGTTCACCAAGCTGCAAAACTCGCTGAAGGTCACCGGCCTCGAGGGCGATGCGCTCAACAAGACGTTCGGCAGTCTATTCCAGATCGCGCAGAAGAACGGCACGGCAATCGAGCCGCTGGTGACGCTCTACAGCCGCGCGGCGCAGGCGCAGAAGGAATTGAACGCCAACTCGGCCGATCTGCTCAAATTCACGGACGGCATCTCGCTTGCCCTTCGTGTCGCTGGCACGGATTCCACGCAAGCAGCCGGTGCTTTGCTCCAGCTATCGCAAGCCATCGGCTCCGGCGTGGTGCGCGCCGAGGAATTTAACAGCGTCAACGAGGGTGCGCGCCCGATCCTGCAAGCCGTAGCGGCTGGATTGAAGGAAGCCGGCGGCTCGGTCTCGACGCTGAAGAATCTCGTCAACGAGGGCAAGGTGAGCAGCGAGGCGTTCTTCCGCGCCTTCCTCGCCGGAATGCCAATGCTGGAGGCGCAGGCTTCAAAAGCCGAGGGCACCATCGGGCAGGCAAACGAACGGATCAGCAACGCATTCCTCGCGCTGGTCGGCCATCTCGACAAGACCACCGGCGCCAGCAAGAACGCGGCGCAGAACCTCAACGCGCTCGGCGGCGTGCTGGAAGGTTTGCCGGGTTACTTCGATGCGGCACTGAAGAAGCTGGAGGCGCTCCAAGGATATCTAACCAAGCTCGGCAACAATCCCACATGGCTCAAGATCGCCAAGTTCATGGGCGCGGACGTTCCGGAGCGCGGGGCGGATGGTTCGGTCCCCGATCTCGAAGAATTTCAGAAGCGAAAGCAGATCGATAGGCTTTCCCGCAACATCGAGGACGAGCAGGCACGGCTTGCCGACATCATCGGCAACACGATGGTGAAGGCGGACCAGCGCACCATCAAGACGATCGAGGACAGCATCGCCGGCATGAAGGCCGAGCGGGATCGGTTGGTGGCCGCGCTCAATGCTCCGAAACCCGATAATCCGTCGTCAGGTGAGAGCGGCGGCGGGACACCGCAGCTTCTAAAAGAACTGCCGCCGAAGATCACGCCCGTCTCGCTGAAGGACTTCAAGGTTCCGGGCAAGAAGGACGGTAGCGGCGCGGACACCGACGCATTCAAGCGTTACACC